TACTCCCTTTAGATCAAGTTGTTGACAAGATCTGGAACTTCTTAAAACAACAAGGGCACAGCACCCCTACTAAAAAAGATATCCAAATATCTTTAATGCCTGGTAATGGTATTTACAACATGTTGAGTGGTCTTTTTAATGGAGACACAGCCATGATTCAAATGGTTGGAAACATGTTGCTTGCCAAAGCTCAATTTGGCGGAGCAGAGCTTAGTTCTTTAACAACAAAGCAATTAGTAAAAGCTGGTATTCAATCCCAAACTGCTGCGGACATTGGTCGTCAAACTGCTACTCAAACAGATTTAACAGTAGATCAGTCCTCCCAAATATCTGGTGGCTATGATGCCAGCACTAAATTTAATAACGCCGTAGACAAATTTGTTAGTGGCATCGATAAAGTAACTGGTGGTATTGGAGCCGTAAACGGGCTTAACCAAGGACTACTTGGTGGTCCATTGGGAACACTTGGGGGAATTTTTAGTAAATTACTTAACTTGTTTGGAAACGCTGAAGGCGGACCAGTTGTTAGTAGAGGACCTGTGGGTAATAACAGAACCCCTTACATTGTAGGTGAAGAAGGTCCAGAATTATTCATACCGCAAGTAGACGGTCAGATTATCCCTAACCATAAACTACCAGGACTAAATAGAAACGACGGCGTTGGAAAAGTAAAGTCTACTGGTGGGTCTGCCCAAGAGATTCAACAATATCTAATGAAGACTTTAGGAATTAGCGCAGATGCCGCTACTGGTGTTGTCGGTAACCTTATGGTTGAATCTGGTCTAGACACCCGCGCCGAAGGTGATAAAGATCCTAAGACAGGTAAATATACCTCTTACGGAATAGCGCAATGGCATAACGGTCGTTGGGATGAATTAAGAGCCTACGCAGCCAAACGTCATCTGGATCCTTGGAGCATAACAGCTCAAGAGGGATACTTAGCTCAAGATATTACAAAAACAGGCGATAAGTGGTCTAAAGGAACTTTGTTAGACGAGCTTAAAAAGAAAGGCATTACTGAGGGTAACGCTGCAGCGTACTTCATGAGTGACTTTGAACGACCAAACGATCAAAGTAAAAGTGCCGCTCAAAGAAGAGCTGATGCTGGAGTTAAAGCCGTTAAGGGTAACTATAGCCCAGCTGTTACTGGAGGTTATGACGCAAATAGTACGCCGGGTGGAGCACAAAGTGGAGGATCTACATATACGGGTAGTGGAACTACTTCTGGTGCCTCTGGTGCCTTAACCGCCGCTGACGTTGCTATACAAAAGCAACAGGCTCAATACACAGGAGGAACTAATTACGGCGGTCTTACCTTTAACTTCAATGGAATTACTGACACCACAACTATTGTGACTAAAGTTAAACAATTAATTAATAATCCAACAGGAACAGTAGGTAAAGGCTAATGGGTAACTTATTAGTTGACTTAACACTAGCAGGAATTAAAAGTGCGGTAACCGGTATAGTACACGCCGTATCTGGATCCAGTAGTTCTTCTGGAGCAACTGTTAATGGCCCTGCTCCTACCCCAACAACAACATCTACAACTACAAGTCCTGGACAACCTAACCCTCAACCTAATATTACTCCTCAAAAAGCAAAGTTTAATCTTCCTCCTCATGCTTGGAGTAGGCCGTTAACCCCTGAGGTATTGATGGCTGATGGACCACTAAACTACACTCCTCCAAATCAAGGTTGGGCAAGTAATGAAGCATACCGTCTTTCTCGTATGTGGTGCTATCAACCAATATCTAACAACCAGGTAACTGGTAGCTCTACTACAAGCTCTACTACAAGCTCTACTACAAAAACTAGCGCACCTACTAACTCCGGTTTAGCTAGAGGTTACTCGGCTCCTTTAACAAGTTTATCTGGGTCTTCTTCTTCAAGCACTACTACCCCTAGTGCTCCTGCCCCTGTTTTTGACTATGATTGGGGATTTCAATTTTTATGGAACCCTACAACCATTTCAACTAGCGTAGACCTAAATAACAATGTGACACCAAGTGCCGTAGACAAATATTCAGGTATTACCGGCCTATTTAACGCCGTTGAAAGTGTTACTTTTACAATAGTAATTGATAGAGTGAATGACTTTGCTTGTGCTAGGGGTCTTTTAAGTGCTCAGCAACAGAATTACGGTACAAGCGCGACCTCTTCAGTAAGTACTTCTAGCGGAACTTTTATTGGGTTTTCTCCTATAGCTACAACGCTCTCCACAGCTGATGTAAACATTCTAACACCGTACTATCAAGGAGGCGCCAGAAGTACGTCTTCTCCAGCTAACCCAGAGAAATTGTCTGATCAGATACTTACTCTTTTAAAATTAGGCACTATGGCTGATATAGAGTACCTTTACAGAATGATGAACGGATCTGGTACCGGTTTAAGTGGGGCAGCTGGATCAGCTTACTGGACTAACATGCTAGGTAAAAAAACAGCTGATATTTCTTTCATTCAGCCAACTCCTATTGCTGTTCAATTTGGACCTAGTATCCATAGTCTTTCATATGTGGGGTACGTAAGTAGCATGTCTATCAACCACACGATCTTTACACAAGATATGATACCTCTGCACACAGAGGTACAGGTTTCTATGCAAGCATTTTCAAAGACTACACTTGTTTCTGGAGGTCTATAATGCCTATTTACAAAGGGTCTAGATACGAATATGCAAAAGTAGATTATGTGTCTACAGAAGTAAATGGGCCAGCAAACCCTATCGTCTTTAGTACTATTCACCCAATAACTAGAATGTCCTATATTACCCATACTTACGTAGAGGGTGAACGGTTGGATAGCTTAGCTAGCAAGTACTACTCAAATTCTTCTGTTTGGTGGCACATTGTTATGGCTAATCCTATGATTCCAGATTTTACAAATATTGATCCAGGAACAATTCTTAGGATACCTAGTGTTTAATTACCTTTACGTAAACTTTCCTAACACCTCTGTTGGACCTCAAGTAGTATCTTCTTTAAACTTGTATCAAAACAGGTATGAGCATGAAGTAGTTTCTATAAAGTTTAGGGACTGGGGAGTTCCTTATGAAGCTGTAGAGACAGGCTCACCTATATCTTTTACTATAGGTTTTGGAGCGGACATCAGAGACTTTTATGGGTATGTTCACCACATCAATTTGACCAGAGAACCGGGGCATAACGTAACTGAGGTTGTGGCTGTGGGCGCCTCTATGATTATGAAGAATGAATCTCAACAAGTGTATAAAGGCATGTCCGCCGACGGCATTATCCAACAGATCGCTAAAAGAAATAACTTTGTGTGCTTTTCTGTACCCCACCCACGAATCTATCCGCAAGTAGCTCAAGCTGGCCATACTGACTGGGAGTTGTGTGTAAAACTAGCTAAGCAGTCTGGTTACTCTTTACGAACTCAAAACACAGAGTTGTACTTTCAGCCTATGCTATACGAGTACACAACAGCCAGATATCAAGCTCCTGTTTACACCATGAACGTACCCACTGACCCAAACGGATCAAATCTTTACTCTTTTGAACCTGTTATTGCAGAGAGTTTGGAGTACGACGGAGATAAAAAGGGCGCCGTAGCAGTAGGCGGCGTGGATAGAGCCACTACTCAAAGCATGTCTATAACTCAACAGACTAGAGCCAAAAATACAAAGTCAAACACGAAGCCTGAGTTCTTCGACCGATTTGCTACACATGTAGTGGCTAGAGATGCGGCAACCGCGCAGTACGAGGCTGAAGCTGCTGAGAACAGAAACATTTTCCCGTACCGAGCAACAGCTGAAGTTTTGGGTAGTGCGACTTTGAGACCAGACCTTCCGATTTACATTGTAGGCGCTGGGTCACAGTACGATGGCTACTGGACGATTTTAGGCACAGAGCATAGAGTTGTAGAGAAGAACAGAAACGTGCAGATGTATACAACTGTACTAACTCTCGGGTCAGATTCTTTGGGAACTGCGGCTCAATGGGTAGACGGAAACACGGTAACCGCTCCTACCCCAGTTGCTACAAGAGCACTAACCCCGGGAGTTACTCAGGTAGCAGTAGTCCCTGTAACAAATTTAAAAGTTACTGCTCCTACCAGTGGAGCATTACCAGGAAGCAGCTTTAGCGTAGCCACTAACCGACCTGCCTCTAATGCTAGCTCTCCTGTTTGGGTAACTGGAACCGCCTCTTTAGATCCTTTAGCGCAAAGTTCAACTACGGCAACAGCCCCAAATAGATTGTTAAATAGCGTAGTATTGGGCGTCTTATGACCTACGATAAAAGATTTTATGGGATCTACGAGGGTATCTGTACTAATAGTTTTGATCCAGATAACAAAAGTAGGATAAAGCTACAAGTACCTCAGATATTAGGAACCGCGGAAACAGACTGGGCTCCAGCTTGTCTGCCTGTGGTTTTAACAAATCAATACGTAGGAACAACGACAACAGGAACAATAACTTTGAGCAGTACGCCATACATAGGTCAAAAGGTATGGGTAATGTTTATTGCAGGAGATCCAAACTTTCCAGTATGGGTAGGAGTTGAAGTATGACAGTGACACCTAAGGCTATAACTTTGCCTTTTAGCTTTGACGTTAATGGATCTGTGGCTACCACTATTGACGAAAAGAAGATCATTCAAGACCGAGTTACAGCTGTCTGTATGACCCTATTAGGTGAGCGGGTTATGCGCCCTGTCTACGGAACTAACGCTAGAGGTCAGGTATTTCAAAACATATCTACCATCCCTGCGGCTATGGAACAAGAAGTAAGTATCGGTTTCTCTAAGTGGCTCCCGTACCTATCACTAATAAGTGTTGAGTCAGGGCTGGATACGGACAGTAGCTCAATTATCACCTTAGTAACTTATAACTACGGACCTTCGACTACCCCCGTAACGGTATCGTTACGCACTGCTATACTTGACAGAACTGGAAATATCATCTCGGAGGTTACACGTGGCTAATAAGTATGTGCCGTCCATAGACTACACATCTAGGGACTACGCGTCAATCCTCTCGGATATGACAAACCTCATTCCTAATATTGCCCCTTACTGGACTAACCGAGATCCCGCTGACTTTGGTATTGCCCTCCTTGAGCTCTTTGCTTACATGGGTGACATCCTAAACTATTACATCGATATCTCGGCTAACGAGGCTTTAATAAATACAGCGACTCAAAGAGAAACAGTTCTTCAGTTGGCTGACCTTGTTGGCTACACCCCCACCAATGCCACAGCCTCTACCGTAACTTTAAAGTTTACAAACGCTAACAACTCCACCATCAACTCTGTTGGCGTAGTTAATGGCGTTATCACAATCCCTGCGTATACAAGAGTGTCTACTTCTGCGGTGGCTAACTCAACGACAACTCAGATCTTCTTTGAAACCACGTCCGCACTGACCCTCAATCCAGGCACTAACTCTACTGTCTCGGCTATTCAAGGTTATACAACAAGTGACACATTGCCTGCTTCCTCAGGTGCGCCTTATCAGTTTTACGCTTTGTCTACCCCTTCAGTAATTAATAACTCCATCTCCGTATCAGTTAATGGAGTACCTTACCAACAAGTTAATTACTTGATTGATTACTCTGGCGATGCCGCTGTATTTTCAATTAAGACGGATGCAAATAACTACACATATATTCAATTCGGTGACGGCATATCTGGTCGAATCCCACCAACTGGTAGCCCAATTATCGCCACATATCGTGTGGGTGGCGGCACAGTGGGTAACGTGGCGGCTTCAACTATTAAATACATCACTTACTTCCCTGGACTATCTCAGACCCCAGTAGGTTTGAGCGTAATAAACGATACAACTCCAGCGACTGGAGGAGCGGACCCAGAGTCAACAGACTCTATTAGAATTAACGCACCTCTTAGCATACGTTCTATTAACCGAGCGGTGTCTATTGCTGACTATGCCAACTTAGCTGTTCAGGTGACTGGTGTATCTAAGGCAACAGCTAGTGCCTCTGTTTACTCTGCGGTAACTCTTTACGTCTGCCCAAGTGGAGACCCGGGAGTTGGCGCAGACAATTACACCCCTAGTGCGGTCTTTAATAACACAGTTAACAATGTTAACTTGTATCTTGTCAATAAAGCTCCAGCAAACACTACAGTTGTGTACCAACCACCTACTTATGTAGGAACCTACATAATGGTTAGCATCACTGTTAGCCCTCAGTACTCTCAGTCTTCTGTTATCACAAGCGTTACAAACGCTATCAATAGCCTGTTCTACATTGATAATGTGACCTTTGGAGATACGATCGCAGTATCAGATGTCTATAACGCTATTTCTAATGTAGAAGGAGTAGCGTACAAGAATATTCAAATGATGGTTCGCGCGGACTCTGACCAAACCTATTTGATTACTAACGTAGCTTTGACCTCTAACGTAGCCACATTGACTACCTCGACTACTCACAACCTAACCGTAGGTCAGACTGTATTAGTAAATGGTGTAGTAGGTACTGGATTAACTATCTTTAATGGTACTTATGTAGTTACTTCTACTCCAACATCTACCACCTTTACCTATGCTTTGATCGCGGCAAACGTAACATCTACCGCTGTAAGCGGACCTATTGCCGCCGCACTTACTGTTAATAACATAGTCTGCGCGGTTAATGAGATCCCTACTATCAGCGAACTAGCTGCCGCAGGGGCTTCTCTAATTACCTCTACATCGTTATCTACCTTCTTAAGCAACATCCAATCGAACACGCTTAATGGAATGGGTACTGTATTCATCAACGCTAGCGGAGGAATTAACAGCTAACTATGGCACGCTACGGATTTGATTACTATGACGAGTCGTACTATGGAAATAACAACCCGCTAAAGCTTAGCGCTCTTCCTTTTACAGCGACCCCGGGAGCTATTATTCCCGTAGGGTCATCGAGCTCTTATAGTAATTATGGAACCATAACCTTAAACTGGACAGTGCCCAGTGGTCTTTGGGCTAATTTGGTAGTAGTTAGAAACGTTTATGGTTTTCCTGTAAACCCTTATGATGGAATACAAGTTTACTCTGCTTACAATGATGGGCGGGCGTTGCCTACGTTTATTGATACAGGTTTGACTGAAGGTGCGTTCTATTACTACGCAATTTGGATTTTTAACACACTTCAATACACATGGACTAACGCTGGAAATGTTATCGGTCTATCTGTAAAAGACTTCGGCAACTCCGATAAGATGTACTCTTACCTTCCAGACATTTATAAAATCACTGAGCCCTACACGCCTACCGCAGACTGGGATAACCCACTTCTGCAACAATTCTTAAATAACTTTGCATTCCAACTTGACTGGGATCAAACTCTAGCCGAGTCACTTATCAATCGTTATGACCCTACAAGTGTCAGCGGGCAATTAATCCCAGCCATGCTTAATCAATTCGGTCAAACCTATGAATCCGCAATCGGTCTTCAACAAAATAGAATTTTGCTTAGAGACGCTATTACTTTGACTAAACAGCGCGGATCTATGGACGGCTTAACAGGTTTCTTAGAGGACTTTACTGGGTGGGCTATTCCTAACCCAACCCCTCAATACACTTTTGCATTAAACTCTAATAATGAAATCGTACCTGTAGCTCCTACTACAAGCGCGGCCCCAAACCCATCTCTTGATGGTCTGTACTACGGAATTAACTTAATGTTGGACTACAACGACTCTTCTTTTGAGGAAAGCACTGGGCACTGGAACTCTGCTGATGGAACAGCTGATTTTGATCAGTTGGGTTCTTTGCTTATTTCAAGCGTATCAATTACATCTAACGTAGCTACTCTTAACTTTAAAGTTCCATCTGTAACCTATACTGTTACTTCTGCGTCTATTACTAATAACGTAGCAACCATTACAACTTCGTTTAACCACAACTTAACTGTTGGACAAGACATAACAGTGTCTAACGTAGGTGCTTTATACAACGGTAACCAAAGCATCACGTCAGTAACCAGCAACACTATCTCATTTGCATCTTCTACTGTAAGCGCAGCGGTAACCTCCGTAACAGGAACAGTCATCGGATTCGTTCATCAATACGACGTCGGTAACTGGATCACTGTAACTAACTTGCCTTATCCTATCCTTAACACTGCAACATCTCCTGTAACACCTGTTCAAATCACAGTCAAAACAGCGACATCAATCAGCTTTGCTTTAACAACCTCTAACTTAGCTTTAAGCACTGGCTATAACGCATCTCTCGGGGTATACGGAAATATAAATGCGTATCCAACTCCCGCATCTTTTGACGCTAACGGAATCCTTAATGGGTCTACTTCTACCTTATGGCCTAACAAGACTACCGGAATACTGGGAGCATATAACTTGTCTGCTAGCCAACAAAATATTGATCTTTATTGCGGTGACGCGGCTCCAGTAACTCAAGGCATTCCAGTAACTGCGGGTACCTATTACACATGGAGTTTTTACGCGGCCATGGGTTATAGCGGAACCGCAAGAACAGTAACACCTATTATTAAATGGTATACAAGAACAGGAACCTACATTAGCTCCTCAACAGGAACTGGTGTTCTAGATAACGTAGTTACGTTCTCTTCCAGCTCTCGACCATTTGTGACCACCGTTGCTCCAGCAAACGCTTACTACGCTACTCCGGGCTTCTCGGTAGCCTCAGTCGGCGGAAGCGCTACTAACGAGCACCACTACTTTGACGCTGGACAGTTTGAGGCTACCCCAACATCTTTGTCTCCATCTACAAGTGGTAACGTAGCAACAGTAACCGCGGCCTCAGCTAGCGGTAGCGTTATTACATACACAGCTAACAATAAGTTCTCACCTAACCAGACCGTATCTATCTCTGGGCTGAACGGATCTGTGGCGATCACCGCTATCGCTGCCTCTTCTGGAGTTGGAACTTACTCAACCGCAAGCACAACTGGTCTTTCTGCCGGTCAAAGCATTGTGATATCAGGAGCCACCTCAGCTTCGTATAACGGAACATACACAATCGGTACCGTTACCTCTAACACTAACTTTACAGTTACCTACGCTGGAAATATCACAGCCGCTACTGGAGCTGCGGGAACAGTTACATACACCTGTTCAAATCAGTTCTACGTAGGACAAGTAGTCACCATCACAGGTCTTACTACAACCACAGGATCTTCTCTAAACCTTCCAAGCCAGACTATTACAGCTTTAGTAGGTACCCCAGGCGCGTACACAGGGTTTAAGATCTCAAACGCTACAGTAGGAACTGCTACTGGAACTCAGACAGGTAAGGCAACTCCTGTAGGAACTACCTCAACCGCAACAGGAACTTACACCTCTGCCCTCAACCTATCTGGAGCACTTGTAGCCTCAGCGACCACTACCTCGTTTACGGTAGCCAGCACAGTTACAGACCGCGCTGTTAGCGGAGCTTCTGGATCAGCCGCCTTTGCAGGTCAGTTGTTTGATGAAGCAAGAAACTTGCACATCACGTTTAGAGCTAACAGAATTAACGAGTTAGTAAATCCTAACTTCGCAACCACCTCAAACTGGTACCCAACTAGCGCAACGCTGGGAACAGGAACCACACTGCCTTCACCAACAGGAACCATTTACTCGATCGCTAGCACGTCTATTACTTCAGGTTCACCTACTTCAACAGTTACTGTTACTTTGACAGAACCGCATACCATCCAAAATGGTAACTCTGTTTACATCACCTCTGTATCTGGAACAGGTGTTACGGCTACTAACTACAACGGAACTAGAACTCCAGTGGTTCCTGTAATCCCAAGTAACAGCACTACGTACACTCAGTTCACTTACACGATCACAGGAACAGTATCTCAAGCATCCCTTCCTACATCTGGAAGCGTCTATGTATCAAGTAACTCTCTACAGGTTACTGCTACTGGAGCAAACGCCGCACTTGCTTCATGGGATGGATCTACAAACTCTCAACAGACTCCTATCTACTACCCAAATAACTCTTACACATTCAGCATTTATGCTCAAGCTGGAACAGCCACAGAGACACTAACTCCGTCTATTTCTTGGTACGACTCAACCCACGCACTGATCTCGTCCAGCTCTGGAACCGCAGTGTCTGCCCCAGTTGGGTCATGGGTACGTCCTTATGTAACTGCGACAGCACCCGCTACTGCGGCTTACGCGATTGTAAAAGTGAACTGGACCACTACAACAGGAAACGTAATCTCTTTCGATCAGGCGCTCTTTGAGAACTCAGGAGTACTTCAAGCGTACTTTGATGGAAGTGGTGGGCCAGGATTAGCTACCGACTTTAGCTGGGAAAGCGGAAACATTAACTCAGGTCGTAGCCACTTCTACAAGAACTACTACAACGTAAAGGCTAGATTGGCGCAAGGAGTAATCCAAAGTGCTCTTGTAGCGGGTCAGACTGCCGTAGTTTATTTGTCTCAGCCACAGACCTAGTACACTTTACCCATGTTCACACTAACACTTGTAGGCCTTTTCTCTGGTTTCTTCCTAGCCGTCTTAGACCCAATCCTTGAGTTTGTAGCTTTATACCTTGGTGGGCGCGTAACTCAAACGCTCTGCGCTTTACTTGCCTCAGCCCTAGGCACATGGCTAGCGGAAGATCTTTCCTTTAAGCCTTACGTTCTGCACGTCGTAGCTGGCGCTTTCTTAGGCGTTATGTTCTACACGATCGTAGAGAAGGTCGCTACTTACAGACCGACTATTATCAATTCCGCAAGATAGTGGTAGGGTAAGTCCACCTTAACGGAGGAGGACTTATGGACGAGAAGTATTACGTTCTAGTTGTAGGCAAAGGGCAAACAAGTCGCGCGAATGTAGATGCGCTGATGGAAGACTATTACTACGCAAAGGGCGCTAACGGCACCCTTGTACTTGCCTTTGAAGGCCGCCCTAGTGATGGACAGGTCTATGCAGCTCAGTTAGCCAAGGATAAGAGCATCGATATCCTCGTATGGAATACGACCGTCGATGCCCCGGGGCTCCCCGCCTGTAGCGTTACCCAAAGCCCTAACCCAATCTACGATGCCATAGATCATTTCGACGGCGATAACTGCGCTGTCTTTTTCCTTTTTGACGACAATAGCCAAGAGGCTTTGGCATATTGCGGGGAAAAAGTCCCAGCCTACGACCTGACTGAGGGACTAAAGCGACTATCTCCAACCCCTAAAGTGGAACAAGAGGTTACCCATAGTCCGACTACTGAAGAGCTGGAGGAGATCTTTGCAGAGCCTGAGGAGACGGAAGAGGAAGACTCTGACTTAGAATCTAAAGTCCGCCAGCTGGTCACTACCCGCCTTTTAAGCCTAGTCGACACTCTGACAGAGGACGTGCTGTGGCTACTATGTACCCCAAATTCGCCTTCTAAGGGGGAATAGAGCTTGTTTACTGCGGTACACCTAAAAGTACTCAAGGCCATGCTGTACAGCCCCGCCGGAAGGGGTTCTAAGGTCATTGCTGGGGATGTGGGGCTTGGCATCAATAAGACCCAGGGGATCATAAATAACCTTAGGGACTTTGGGATGATTGAAACAAGAAGAGTTAGAGACCCTAACGGGACAATTCGTGGCGAAATAACGTTCACAGAACTGGGCTACCGTGCCGCGGCAATAGACAAGACGACTGCTGATGACAGTAGTCACTTAATAACTAATAACAGAAGTGACAGTAGTCATGTTATACAGTTAACCGAATATCTCGGCTACGCCGAGAAGGGGAAAGCGCGTATGGATTATTTCGAGTTTGAAGAAGATCGGCTAGCTGCGGCGGAGAAAGCCCGCGCGGAGAAGCACCGCGCCAAAGAGGAAGCCAACGCTAAGAAGGCTGAGGCGCAGCGCATGAAGAAGCGGGATACCGACCCCGCTAAGTGGACGATCACAGACACTGCCTTTGAGTTTGCTGAGCAGATGCACCAGATATGGCACGTTAAGCCTTGGAAGGTAACCACGAGCCGTTTTAGGGTTGCTCTGGCTAATTCTAGAAACGAGCACGGTACTACCGGACCTATCGAGAAGGTCATGATCGATTTGTACTTTCAGCAGATAAAGCACAATACTCAGATCAATGACCCTGAGCATATTTGGAAACGCTTTATCCAGCAGTACTATAGCCTCATGGTAGAGGCTCAACGCTTGATGATTACTCCAGAAGATGTTAAGAGGGCTAAAGAAAAGTCCATGAAGTCAAGAGAGAGGTTGCGCGATGTATAGTCTTGCAGACAAGGAAGTTGTAAAGCTTCGTCGTAGGCATTGGATCCAAGCTTCCAACATTCCTCAAGCTCGTATTGGTTGGCTCTTAGAGGATTGCTCAGAGGTAGAAGACGACGTCATGTCGGATGTAAAACTCTGGGTAAAGAAAGTCTTAGAGGGTAAAGTTATTCGGTCTATCGGTAGTAAAGACTGCGGTTTAGGTTTGATGCTTTGGGGAACCCCAGGACTTGGTAAAACAACTCTTGCACTTTCAATCATTCAAGAGATGATGATTAATTTTCCTATCGAAGCTTTCGATGTTCGTGAAGGTAACACTGTTATAACACCTTGTTACTTTTCTACATACAACGACATCCTTGATCTCAAGGGTCGTACTATGGAAGAGACCGTAAATGACTTAGATATTAATCTTTACAACGGTTTACTTGGCGAATGCCGTAACGATGCTTTCAATGTTCGTGTGCTCATTATAGACGACATTGGTAAAGAGCACGCTAGCTTAAGCGGTTGGCAAAAGAATATGCTTCATCATATTTTGAGGACACGCTTTAACAACGGATTGCCTACTATTGTTACCACTAACATTGAACTAGATGATTGGGCGGGTCTTTACGGTGATGCTACAGAGAGCTTTGCACACGAAGCATTTGTGTATCTACCGCTTGAATCTGGCGGGAAAGACCTACGCAAATGAAGGACTTTACTGTGAGTGATAAGCGCTTGCTTCAGATCTTTCTTCCTGAAGTAAAAGACTCTTATGAAATTTCAGAGGTCTACGCTGATGACGCGGGGGACTTATCCTGTAACTGTTCTACCTACGTTAAGCGTAAGTCCTGTAAGCATGTGCGACTCATTCAAGCTCGCGTAGACGCTAATGACGGTCGGTATGTCCCTGAGATTTTAAGAAGTGCATCCCAATCAGAGGCGGAGTTGGCAAAAACTTCTAATGATGCTTACAATCACTTCCTTAGAAGATACGGAAAAATAGAGGTTTACTAATGCGCAATGGGGATATAAGCAACGAGCTTCCCCGTAGAGTGCTGGTAGTTACTGATGTAATTACCGAAACGGAATTAGTAATTAAAAAGAAACTTAGATTTCTTAAAGTACCTGAATATAAAAAACACATACGTCGTGATGTGTTAAGTCGTTTTTACTTATACACAACCCACAGAGAAGTAACTTTAGAGTTAATCTCTTACGATCTAGACAGTCAAGAACTTGAGTCCTTCATGGATGCTATTGACAAGGCTGGGACTAATCCGTTTAGATACTTCTCTTCCTACGGATCAATAAATGATTTAATGGCTGAGCTACCTTACAGACCTGAGGTGGTTGGTGTTATAGATAAACCGGATAAACTGCTACGGTACGGACACTGGGGATTGGAGTTCAACCGACTATGAATAACGAAGCAAAGCTACTTAGTAAAGTAGTAGAGGATAGAAACCTTGGCGACATTCTTGAAAAGGGAATTACTGAATCTTGGTTTTCTGACCCACAGGATAAAAAGTTATTTCTTTTTTTAAGAGATCACTTTGTTAAGTACCAAGAAACTCCAAGCCTAGATGTAGTGAAAGAAAACTTTCCTACATATAAAACTTTGTCAGAGCAAGGGTCTCCAGTACAAGACTCTGTAGATTATTTAATTGATGACCTTGTAGCTAAGCGCCGTAAAAAGTTTATTTCAGATACTTTAGGAAGTGCTATCGACCACATTGATAGCCCTACTCCTGATCATGAATCCGCACTTCTTGCTTTACAAAAAGGCATACTAAAGCTTGAAGAGTCTGGTCTTAATAAGACCTCAGACATTGAAG